CGTCCAACGGTCATGTGGCTTGACCTCACCAACAATCTTCCAGCAGGCGCCTCGAAGCGAAGAGCCAGACTCTTCTTGCAGAGTGTATGTGACCATGCGTTTGCCGCCCATCTGTTGCCAGATACGCCAGCAGCGCCCGTATAAAAAACTGCAAGAGTTTTTGGGTGCCCAATCCACAACACAAACTCTGGTAACCTCGGCTGTTAGGCCGTCATCCAGCGTGGCGGAGACAGGCCGGCCAACAATCGCGACTCCTACCAGATCCTCATCATGAATAGCGCCGATGGCAAACTTGCCGCCCTGTGTTGGTTTGTTATGCCTGTGAAAGTTCTTAACATACTCGTTTGCCTCTCGCAGACTCAGGGGCGTGACTTGTAGTTTCACGACAGCGAACCCGCCTTGTCTGTAGTGTCAAAGTCACAGGCCTGTTCCCCTGAACAACACTCATTTATTACCAGGTGACAGGTTGAACATTGAACATGCCCGTGAACTTCAACGGGCGGCATCATCGTCTGGCATCGAGGGCACATGCCCTCCGCCATCCGTTTCGCAATCGTACCATCACCCTGCTGTATCATTTGCCGTCTCCGACTTGCCTGCATAAAGTTTTCTCTTTGCCTCAAGCGATATGACATTGTCTCTCCCCAAATTCTTGATGAACTTTTCTGCGATGTCGGGCGTAAGGCCGGTCAACTTACGAAATCGGTCAACCGCCTGTGCGAGGGTCAAGCCCCCTTTTTTGTAATCCACAAGCACATCTATGCTGCCTGTTATTTTGGTGTCAGCTTTAGCCATTCTCTTGCCTCCTCTCCGAGAACTTTTGCACCTATGTCTATCTTATCACGAAGTGCCTTGACGATCTTCTCATCAATTGTGCCATCCGCAATCAAATCAATATATGTGACAGGGTTTTTCTGACCTATTCGATGACAGCGGTCTTCTGACTGGATCCGAGTTTCAAGGTTAAAGTCATTAGCATAATAGATCACTGTATTGGCCTCGGTCAGTGTAAGGCCGTATCCTGCGGTGGCGGGGTTCGCCACGAAGAATCTTGCGTTGCCGTTTTGGAATCTATCGATGGCGATTTGTCGGTCTTGATCAGACGTATCACCGTAATAAGACACAACACTATTCTCGCCATACGTTTTAGCTAAAGTAGCCACAATGGTTACTATGTCATACCGGAAGCGAGACCAGATGATGATCTTGCCCGACACTTCTTCAATGCAATCCATCATGGCTGACAGGCGCTGGGTTGGTATCTCCAGCAAGTCACCGTCATCCGTCTTGATGTGTCCCGACAGCAACTGTTGGATTCGTAGCATCTCAGTAATCACTTGAGGTGCAGTGACCAGATGTCCGCTTTCCAGAAGCGTCATGGCCTCCATCTGCAAATCCTTGTACATGCGAATCTGTTCAAGGGTCAGGGGCACATGGCGCACGGTGTAGGTCTTTTCCGGCAGGTCCAAGCAGTCCTTCTTCAGAACTCGATAAGTAAACGGAGCGATCTTGCCTGTTAACTCTTCTAGATTCTTATAGCCGAGAATCTGTTGGAAACTGTGGGCGCCCATGTTTCGCTTCTGTAGGACAGCGTAGCGACCTTGAAACGCATAGTAGGAGTCGTACCCCAAAATGCTGGAGTCAAGAAACTGGAACTGTGAGTACAGGTCCATAGGTGATTTTGTGACAGGCGACCCTGTCAACAGTCTTCTGTACTTGAACTTCTCCGCAATCTTGAGTAGGGACTTGGTGCGCTTGGCTTTATGGTTCTTGATGGTTGTAGACTCATCAATGGCTATAAGGCCAAAGCGCCCGAACTTCTGGGCCATCCACTCGCCTGCGGCCTTTCCTTTTGAACTAGAGAACGCCTCTACGTTCATTACGAAAATCTTTACACCAGGCTCATCGCTGTTGAAAAAGTCTTTAGCCTCTCGCTTGTAGCCCACCGTCTGATTGGCCTGCCACGCACATACACTATGCCGGATATCTTGCGGGAAGTGCTCTGGTATCTCTTTGTTGATCCAGTTGCGATAGACCCCCTTGGGTGCAATAATAAGGGCGAAATCAATCTGGTGAGTGTTTCCTAAATAGGCTACGGTATCGATCAACACCTTCGATTTGCCAGTGCCCATTTCCATGAAAAAACCATACGCGTTTGACCCAATACTGCGGTTTAAAGCCACTCTTTGGTGTTCATATGGTTTTGTTTTGAATTTGTAGTTGACTTCCATCTATATGCTCCTATATGGTCTTAACATAGGATGGCGGAACGGTTCCGTCAACCCATCAAACCTGAAGAGGATGTACTTGCTATGAAGCAGAGTGAAAATATCTTTGATGAAGACATGTTCGCTGATGCTGAAACACTTGCGGGTGTGGACGCTGATAGCGGCAAACAACTCTCCAGTTTAGTGCAAAGATTGAATGACTTTCAGCAGCAGATTGATGACGCTGAAGAGCATCTCAAGGCACTAAAGAAGGAAAAACAGCGGATAGCGTTTGAACAAATACCAATGCTCATGGATGAGATGGGCATTGAACGTGTCGATGTGGACGGTGCCACCGTTCAACTGAAGCCGTTTGTATCTGCGTCTATCCCTGCTGACCGGAAGCAGGAGGCTTTCAATTGGCTCCGTGAACATGGTCTGGACGACATCATTAAGAACGACATCATCGTGTCGTTTGGTCGTGGGCAGGACAACATGGCAGGTGATGTCATGTATGACCTCGAACAGAAGGGTTTCCACCCAGAACAGAAAACGCATATCCATGCAATGACGCTCAAAGCGTTTGTGAAAGAGCGGGTAGAAAACGGTCTGCCTATTGATCTGGATATGTTTGGAGCATTCGTTGCTAGAACTGCTGATGTGAAAAGGAAAAAATCATGAGCACACAAGTTGCTAAAAAAGAAGAGGCTGGTCTGCCAGCCGAAATCATGGACGATATCTTTGAGACTGCTGGTGAAGGTACTACCTACAAAGCTGGCGAGTTGCAAATTCCATTCATCCGTGTTGCACAGGGAACTTCCCCTCAACTCAAGAAGAGTGAGTCGAAGTACATCCCAAACCTCCGCCAAGGCGATATCTTTAACACCGTATCTCAGCAGATTTGGGATGGTGAAGAGGGCATCACCGTGATCCCATGCTTCCAGACTACCGTTTATCCTGAGTTTACCCCAGGTGAACAAGGTGGTGGATATTTGGGAACTCGTAGCCCAGATGATCCGGATCTCACCCGCACCACGCGGGTTGGTGCAAAAGAGTTCCTGCCTAACGGTAATGAGGTCATTAACAGCGACCAACATTACTGCCTAATTTTGGGTGATGACGGTATATTTGACTTTGCCATTATCGACTTCAAGTCTACTGGCTTGAAGGTCAGCCGCAATTGGAAGACCCAGATTGCAATGTACAAGGTCAGGCATCCAAAAACTGGTGAGATGAAGACACCAGCGCTCTTCGCTACCGCATGGAAGTTGAGAGTGATTGAAGAGTCTAAGGTTGTCGATGGTGAAAAGCGTACTTGGTACAATTGGGCCGTAAGCAGAGTTGGGCTTGTAGAAGACAAGAGCTTGCGTGATTCCGCGCAAGAGTTCCGCAGACAAATCATGGAAGGGGAAGCGAGAGCAGTCTCCGAGGATGAGTTAGTCTCTAACTCGGCTCCTGCCGGCAACAATACGGCGCCGGATGACGACATCCCATTTTGATTGACTTGGGGGAGGTTCGCCTCCCCCACTTTTCGCGGAGTTCATAATGAGTTTAGTTGACCGGTTCGCTGCGGCCTTTGAAGGCTCAAGCGTTGCACATGGTCAAACGACAGTCGGGAACGTAAGAAAGAACGGAAAAACAGAGGCAAAGAGTTACATTGTTCGAGAACCGCTCGTCAAAGAACTAATCGAGCGACATCTTGCGGGTCAGCATGGGGTTGGATCTATCCCCATCAACAGCCAGAACATGTGCCGCTTTGGTGCTTTGGACATCGATACATATCCAATAGACCATGTCGCCCTGTTAAAGAAATGCCGCCGCTTCAAGATCCCACTAGTTGTTTGCCGATCAAAGTCAGGCGGGGCACATCTATTCCTGTTTACTCAGGATTGGATCACGGCTACCGACATGCGCGATCACTTAACAGAGTTCGCTGCGGTGCTTGGCTATGGCGGGTGCGAAGTATTTCCTAAACAGAATAAGATCTTGGCCGAGCGCGGGGATGTGGGCAACTTCATCAACCTGCCGTATTTTGACGCCGGGAACACATTGCGTTATGCGATTGATGAGAAGGGGGAAGAGTTATCACTTGAGGAATTTCTTGATTTAATAGACGAGTCGAAGGTTACGCTTGACGACTTACGCAAACTGGAATTTGCCAGCGAGAACGATGAGTTGCGTGAGATGCCCCCTTGTCTTCGTATTATGTTTGCTACTTCTGTGCCTAACGGAACCAGAAATAAAGTGATGTTCCATGCGGCAGTGACCGCCAAGATGATGCACCCAGATACATGGGAGCAGGTTCTGGAGAAGTGGAACCAGAAGTATTGCAAACCTTCCCTACCGGCCAACGAGATCGTCACGATCCAGCAACAGCACAAGAAGAAGGATTATGGCTACCTGTGCAAGGAAGAGCCAATGTGCAGTCACTGCGACAAGGCGGCGTGTCGGGAGGCGAAGTTTGGCATAGGCAAGAACTCGTCTATGCCAGGCATTACAGGGCTTACGGTTCAGAAGTCAGAGCCGAGGCTCTATTTCCTAGATGTGGATGGCAAGCGGCTTGAGTTGTCTACCGAGCAGTTGCAGATGCCGTTGCAGTTTCAACGCGCCTGTATGGAGCAGTTGGATATCATGCCGCCTATCTTAAAAGCCGCAGACTGGCAGATCTATGTGAACGGTCTATTGCAGGACGCGACCATGATCGAGGTTCCAAAAGAACTCACCGTCAAGGGTCAGTTTGAAGAATTGTTAGAAACTTATTGCACCAGTCGCATCCGTGCTAAATCTCCGCAAGAGATGATGCTCGGCAAGCCGTGGACCGAGGATGACCATACGATGTTTACCATCAAGGGTCTAATGGAGTTCCTGCGTAATCGTGGGTTCCGTGAACTCAAACGTCCACAGATCCAGCAACGCTTGAAGGATCTGAACGGCGGGCAGGAATGCAATACCGTTTATAAGTTCAAAGACGAAGATACAGGTCAATGGAAGAATCTTCGCGTCTGGTTTGTACCGGAGTTTGACAACACTGAAATCGATCTACCAACAGAGGAGAAAATCGATGACATACCATTCTGATGAACGGTATCTCAAAGTGGGCGATTTAGTCGCTTGGTTGGGCGTGGCACGTTCTACTATCTATCGATGGGTGAACGAAGGCCATTTTCCTAAACCAGTCGTGCTTGGACCTGAAGACAAAGCCAACAACAGTTCAAAAAGATGGCTGCGTGTAGAGGTTGAGCAGTGGCTTGATTCCCGCCCACGCGAGAAGTTTGATGAGTGAAACACTTATCTTTGGACCACCTGGGTGCGGCAAGACGCATACGCTGATTGAGATCGTCCGGCAGGAGTTGGCTAATGGCACTCCACCAGACAGGATCGGCTTTGTATCGTTTTCTCGTAAATCTATCCAAGAGGCTAGGGAACGTGTCGGTACGCAACTGAACCTTACGGAAGCGGATATGCCATGGTTCAAGACGCTACATTCGATGGGCTTCAATTGGCTCGGCATGGACAAGGCGGAGACGATGCAGCCTTCGGACTTCCGCAAGATAGGTGATATTCTAGGCATGGCGTTTGATAGTGGTACGGCGGAGGTCATGGAAGAGGGCCTAGTGCCGGTATCCATGAAGGAAGGCAACAAGTACCTAGAGGTAATTAGCCGCGCCAAACTGCGTTGCATTGACATGGAGCAAGAGTTCAACGACAGGGGTGACTACGATCTGCATTGGTCGATGCTCAAGCGCGTGAATGACGTTTACGCCATGTATAAGTCAGAGACTGGCAAGTTTGACTACACGGACATGATTGAATTGTTCGTGAAGCAAGGCACAGGCCCCGCGTTGGAAGTCCTTATTGTTGATGAAGCTCAAGACCTGACACCGTTGCAGTGGAAGCAAGTTGAAATTCTCAAGTTAAGGGCGGAGCGGATCTGGTACGCTGGAGACGATGATCAGTGCATCCACCGCTGGAACGGAGTGGATCTGAACAGTTTCATGAACGCTTGTGATAACAAGACCGTTCTGAACAAGAGCTACCGTGTTCCAAAGAATGTCTTCATGTTAGCCAACAGTATCGTTAACCGCATTCGTTACCGGCAAGAGAAGATCTGGAGTCCAAGAGACGAGGACGGTTCGGTGGACTTCCACATGAATTGGTACGATGTAGATCTGGATAAGGGGTCATGGACAATCATGGCCAGAACAAATAAATCATTAAACAGCATCCACGCGCAGTTGCGGGACGATGGGTATTTATTTGAGCGGTTTGGTAAGTGTGTCATCTCCCCAGAGATCCTAGAGGCTATGAGCGTGTGGGAGCGGCTAGCGGATGGTAAGACCGCCAGTGTGGGTGAGATCAAGAAGATGTATACCTATATGCCCAAACAGGGTGACAGGGCGCTGCTGAAGCGTGGAGCCGCCAAAACCTTTGACGCGGTAGATCCGCAGGGTTCGCACAACTATGACAACCTAGTAGCAGAGCACGGCTTGCTGGCGCCCAGAGACATGCGCCCAGAGATCGTAGTTAACATGTCACAAGATGACATCCGCTACATGGGGGCAGTGCGTAGACGCGGTGAGGATTTGACCAAGCCACGCATCAACCTGTCTACCATCCATCGTATGAAGGGCGGCGAGGACGATAACATCCTCCTGCTTACTGACTCATCCTATCCTGCGGTTAACAATCCGGATCAGGACGATGAGCACCGTGTGTTTTACACCGCCGTGACCAGAGCGCGGCACAACCTCCACATAATCGACTCCTATTCAAAATACAGGTATGACCTATGAAATATGAGGCTTTCTTCTTGTGCAATGACTGCGGGCACCAATGGAAGACTTATTATGCTCGTCTGAAGAAACTAGAGCGGGGAGATGTGTGCGAGAACTGTTTATATCGCCCTAGCCCTCCGTCTCTTCAGGAATACCGAGAACGAGGTTGCGTGGCGGAACCTTACTTTTACAGAAAGTTAGAGGAAGAGAAATGAAACGCGACAAGCTACTTGATACGGCCAAGGACTTGGTCAATGGGCCAAGAGCCAAGGACTATGGTGACGCATACGAGAATCACGAGCGGGTAGCCAAACTCTGGTCTGTCATCTTGGACAAGGAACTGTCGGTCTCCCAAGTCTATCAGTGTCTTACGGCACTGAAACTTGCTAGACTTATTGTAACACCAACGCATCAGGATTCATGGGTCGATATTGCCGGCTACGCTAGCCTAGGAGGGGAAGTAGATGAAGAAGGAAAGTAGCCAGCTAAGTTTCATCAACCGCATGGACTTGGACACCATCGAGCAGGACTGGGTGCCGCCAGAGGTTTTCCCTGATCTACGCAACAGTAAATACATCGCGATTGACCTTGAGACCAATGATCCAAACCTCATGACACTTGGTCCTGGCTGGGCACGAGGTGACGGCTTCATCGTAGGCATTGCCATCGCCGCTGGGGACTTTGTGGGTTACTATCCTATCGCACATGAGGGTGGGGGCAACATCCCGCAGAAGAAGGTTATGAAATGGCTGGCGGATCAACTTGCCACACCACATATCCCAAAGATCATGCACAACGCCACCTACGATGCCGGTTGGCTCCGGTGGGCAGGAGTCAAGATCCAAGGCACTATTATTGATACCATGGTAGCGGCGCCGCTCTTGGACGAGAACCGCTTCAGCTACAGTCTTAACAATTTAGCAAGAGATTATTTAAACGAGCGCAAAGATGAACGGACACTCCGTGCCGCTGCGGCGGATCACGGTTTTGATCCAAAGGCTGAGATGTGGCGGCTGAACTCACGGTTTGTGGGTGCGTATGCTGAGAAGGACGCCGAGTTAACCTTGAAGTTGTGGAACATAATGCGTGTGGATCTTGAGAAGCAAAGTCTCATGGATGTGTTCAATCTTGAAACTTCGCTACTGCCAGTCCTATTAGACATGCGGGAGAAGGGCGTCAAAGTTGACATTGACAGGGCAGAGATAGCCAAAAAGAACCTGATCAATCTCAAGAAGAACCTGACATCAGAGATTAAGCATGAGACAGGCATAGACGTAGAGCCATGGGTCGCGAAAAGCGTAGCGTCCGTCTTTGATCATTATAACCTGTATTATAATAAGACTGAAAACAACGGCCAGCCGTCTTTCACAAAAGCGTTCCTACAGGCTTGCACACATCCTGTAGCGGCGAAGATCTTGCGCTTGCGGGAACTAGACAAGGCCAGCAACACCTTTATCGACAACATCCTCAAGTTCTCTCACAAGGGGCGGATCCATTGCGAGTTTCATCAGTTGCGTTCTGATGATGGCGGGACGGTTACCGGTAGATTTTCGTCAAGCAATCCAAACCTCCAACAGATTCCGGCTCGTGACCCAGAGATCAAGGCCATGATCCGAGGCCTGTTCATTCCGGACGAGGGGTGCAAGTGGGGAAGTTTCGACTACTCAAGCCAAGAGCCAAGACTCTTGGTTCATTATTGCGCGTCTCTGGGCGTCAAGGATCGGCATCCATCCATCGATGACGTTGTGGCGGAGTACCACAAGGGTGATGCAGACTTCCATCAGATGGTAGCAGACATGGCAGGGATTAGCCGGAAACAGGCCAAGACAGTCAATCTAGGCATCATGTATGGCATGGGCATTGGCAAACTGTCTCATACACTGGACATCGCGCCAGATGAAGCCAAGAGTCTCTTGGAGACGTACCATAAACGTGTACCTTTTGTTAAGGGTCTGGCCGACATGGTTTCACAAAGAGCCTCGAAATATGGCCAGATCCGTACAATGTCGGGGCGCCTATGCCGGTTTGACATGTGGGAACCTAGAACATTTGGTTATAATAAACCCATGAAGAAGGAAGAGGCGGAGAAGGAATACGGACCTATGTTGCGTAGGGCGTTTACCTATAAAGCCTTGAACCGGCTCATCCAAGGATCTGCTGCGGATCAAACAAAGGTTGCCATGGCAGAATGCTACAAGGAAGGGCTGGTGCCGCTCCTGACCGTGCATGACGAACTGTGCTTCAATGTAGAGTCCGAGGAGCAAGCCGCAAGAATCACGGAGATTATGGAGACCAGCACGGAACTCAAGGTGCCAAGCAAGGTCGATGAGGAATTAGGCGACAATTGGGGTGAAGTAGGCTAGCCGAACAAGTAGGACATGGTCTTTTTCCAAGAGGACAGGCAGATATCATCATTGTCAAACCGCTTTGGTGATACCCGCTTTGTCTTTTGCTGGAGTCGATCTTGTGGGTAGAAGATCACTTGTTCGTGCTCTAAACCAACCAAGGCTATGACATCGCAGTCTTTGTTAGTCATAACGCGTTTTGTTTTGCCACCAACGCCCAGATTAAACTGATAACCTTTTCGCCCATATCGTGAGCAATCTAATTTTAGGGTGCTGGACTTGACCTGAATCCGAACCAGCCTATCTTCATGATAAGCAATGACATCTATTGTCTCGAAGTTGACGACCTTGCAGGGGATGTTGTTCTTGAGCATCCTGACTGCACAAATGTGTTCACCGATGGATCCTAGATCCAAGGTCGAATGTTTCATACTATTTCCCCATGTTTGTAATGGGATAGTATCACATCGCTATTTATCTTCGTTCTCCGCCAACGCCTTTATGCGTGCGACCAAACGACCCGCTCTGTTTGGTAGTTGCCGATACCACTTTGAGTCCATCATCTGATAAGCGGCCTCTTTCCAGTCGCGTGCGTCTACTGCGGCCTTCATCTTCTTAAAGTTGGACAGGCGCGGATATCCGAGGTTAAAGCACATGTTGGCAATAACCAACTGAGCCTCTTCAGGCAACTCGTCAAAGTCTGGGTAAAGACGCAAACAATCTTCAAGGGTCACTAGAATATCAAGATTGAATCTTTGGCGGACACGCTCTTCTGATACGGGCGTGCCCACGGGCAGGCCGTATTCTGGATCGTGCTCCTTGATGAGTCCTCCAATTCCAAAAGTTGGTAGGCCGAGGTGATCAAGGTAGATTTCAAACTTGCAGCCTTCGTCTTCTGCAAGCTCTTCACGGAGTTTGTCTTTGTTCATGGGGTCGTTCTTCCAAGAGATTGAGCCAAAGCCTGAGTCGCAGGGTCAGGAAGCAAGATTGGAGATACCTGACTCGCGGTTCCTGCACCACCAGGCATAACCTGTGGTGCCAGAGATTGTGCCGCTTGTGTAACCTGTTGCACCGCCGGTGCGGTTTGTCTTTGTACTTCCGCCACGGCTGGAGCGGCCTCTTCTCTACCTTGTTGCACCAGCATTCGTCCACCTTGAATAGTAGATGCACCTGCTACTTGCCACGCGGCTTGGACGCCTTGTGCCAAGGGGTCGTTTGCCTTAAATTTGCCTGACAGGAACTCTTTAACTGTATTTGGTTTACGCGATTGCATCATCATCCGTAAAACGCGAGGGTTCCGCAGGATCTTTGACATGGCGTAGAAGCCAACAGCCGTAGGCAATGTAGCGATTGGGTTTGTGATCAGTCCTGCGATACCAAGACCAAGTGCAATCTGCGGTGCGGCAAGACCACCTTTACCGGCAATCGCGGCGTTAGAAGAGCGAACCATCGTCTCCGCCAACGCGTTTAATCCTTCCGCCGCCTCACGACCAAACATAGTGTTGAGGGTTTCATCACCATAAGAACGCAATACGGACTGAAGTTTGTTGCCAAGTTTTCCTGATTTGAAGGACTCAACAAAATCATCTGTCAGACGCACGGCGCCTTTCTCATCTACAGTAGCACCAATTTGTTTCAAGATCCTGCCCATGGCGGCATCGCGTACCAGTTCCATGGTTTCAACTTCGGTGCCATTCGGCAGTTTAGTCGTCCGCCCGCCGAGAAACTTATTCGCTTCTCTAATCGCTGCGGGGTTCTTGAATACGGTCTGAGCGATAACTTCAGGGTCGGTAGTAGACCGCAAAGTATTTATGATGACATTTCTGTCTACAGCGGCTCGTTTAGCTTGCGCGGCTTGGAAGTCAAACAGTGCTTGACTCAGTGGTTTGCTACGCAGTTGATTGATAACATCGGGGGCAAGATTAGATTTGCCCCGCTCCAACACTGTCAGAACGTCTTCCAGTGCCTTCATGTCTTTACCGAACAACTTATTAACGGTGCTCCCTTTCTCACGGATGTTCGCCGCCAGCGCAATAGGGTCGATCACCATCTCACCTGTTTGAGCATCTGGGATCAAGGACTTCTGAATAGAACGGTCAAGATACATACGAGCAAGGTTTTGACGAACTTGATCGGCTTGTTCTGCACCCGTGCCTCTGATCGTTGCCTTTTCTGCTGCGGCCTTTTCCATCTGCATCGCCGCACGCTCAACGTCTCTTCGCACAAGATCATCCGGCGATAACTTTGCTCGAACTTCTTCCAGAACCTCTAGGATAGGTCTACCAGCATATCTTCCTTGCTTTAGGATCCTAACCCCTTCATCAAGATCTACCAAGCCACGTTCCGCCCCAAGGGCTTTACCAGATGGGGCACCACGAATGGCCTTTAGCAATTCTTCAAGAGCTTCAGGGTTGTCCTCCTGAATGATCTTATCAAAGATAAACCGTGTGTTTAGCCTGTTTTGCTGGGCACCCTTGATGATGTCCTGCACGACAAGATTATCAAACCGGCGAACCCCTGCTTTATAGAAATTGTTCGCTCGTCTCAGGTTGGACAATGCGGCAGATAAATCTTCAAAGGATTTACCGGACGCTTTCATTGCACCTTGACGAGTAGCCAGATTGAGCGCGGCCAAATCAAAAGACTCATTGACGGCTTGCTTTAAGCCACCAAGCTGATAAACGGCAGTGTCGTTCAATAGGGTCGGATTTTTTGAGGCGTCCATTAGGCCGGTTCGTATGCGCCCCATGGTCTGTGCGGTAACATACTCACCTTGTTTAGCCAACTTAGTGATCTGTTGAGCAAACTTTGTAGCACCAATATCGGCAATACTTTGCTTGTCCAGTTCGTCCAAAGCGGCTTTCACACCTTTGATTGGGATGATCTTTTCGCCTTTTAGAATGTCATTGACCTTGGTATATATCCGGTCAATGTCCTCATCAAAGATAGACTTACGCAACCGAATCATGTCGTTCAAATCTTTAGGTACGGTTTTGCCGTCCTTCAGGTTTTTCATGACTTGATCAATCTCATTATTAACTGCATCATCCATGTTCCGTTGAGCAGTAGCCAACGCATCATCTGCGGTGGCATAGAACGCGTCAATGTCCTTGCGAACAATCTCATCCAAGTTTTTAATCGCGGACTTATCCGATATTCCTGCGGCGTACAAATCATCAAGAACCTGTTGCAGGTTAAGTTCTGCGGCCTTCTTGTTTGGAAAGACGCCTTCATATACGGCTTGCAAACGGTTTAAGACTGGACGAAACGCTTCATCAGTAGCACCGGCAACCGTGGGGCGGTAACCTTTATTGATGACTTCACGAGCTTGGGCACGCAACGCTTCGTTAGCCTCGCCCCCTGGACCCTTGATGATGCGGCCAAATATCTTGGAAACACCACGACCAAGGCCTTCACCTGCGGCACCAAACACACCTTCAAAGGCAACGTCACGAGCAATTTCTCCAGCGGATTGTCTTTGTAACCCTTGAGCGGCTTCAATGCCCTCATCTAGGAGTTTACCACCTCCTGTGGCGGCTCCTACAATAAGCATCCCCGGGATAAAACCAACACCAGACGCCATGAGACCGGCACCAACACCTGTCGCAATAGGTAATGCCGCCGCGCCAAAGAACTCTTTAACATCGTTGAAGGAGAACCCTTCCTCATCAATCGCAAGTTCGCGACCTTCGCCAAGGCCAAGTCTGGTACGACCTTCTTGTGTTAAGATAAATCGACCAAGGCCATCCTGCCGGTAACCACCCTCACCAACGGAGCGATCCAGATATGCTGCTCGTTCCTCATCCGTATCCATGCGGCCAAATTGAAACCGTGAGAAGTCACCAATGCTGTCCAAACCAGTGGTGTAATCAACCCCCGGCTCTTTGTATGTGCTGATATATTCTTCTTCACTGATTTGACCCCCTGTCATTGGGTCAACACCAGCCGCACGCAACTGCCGCATGTAGTCACGCTTCTCCTCTATCGAGGCAGTAGCAAAATCTATTTCTGGTTGTGTTGGCTCAGAGTCAGCAAAAAAAGTATTGAAGATCGCCTGCTGCTCTTCTTCTGTAGGAGCGTCACCAGCAATTTCAACTTGTTGAATACCTGTCGGAGTCTCAACCTTAATGATAGCCATGTGTAACTCCTATTGTCTTCTATAAATGCCGTCCTCACCAAGAGTGAGCATGGAGCGAGAACCTTGAGGCAGAAATGCTTGAAGTCGTTGCCGTTGCGGATCGACCTTTGCTCCTAGCGCTTGACCAGAAGGCGTTAACAATTCCGCACCAATCGCCTCTAAGGAGTTTAATTCTGCAAGGGATGAATCTTGAGCATTCTGAAACTCTGTCAAAACTCCCGCTAATTTTCTATCCAAAACATTAGACGGTGTGGTCATCAAACCAAGGACACCATCCTTCATGATGGCATCAGACATAAAGGCGTCTGCCAAACGCTGAACGTCTTTGTCGGAGATAGAGTTCGCAGACTGATCTTTACCCAAAGTTAGTGGAACCAATTGTTGGAAGACCTTACGAAGATCTGCAATGGCTTCATCTCGACTTGTATATCCAGTAGCATCAACTTGAGCGAAAGCCATTGCGCGACTTAACGCAGAGTTAAACCCTGGCATAAACCCTGTGATTTCACCATCTGCGTTCATCATCATAACTTGTTTAGTTAGATGCATGGCATTGTTCGCCTTAATCACAGACTCAACACCCGCTGAATAGTCGCTAACGAAATCAGACATTTTCTTAGGGTCTTTGACGGTCTTATTCGCAATTGCGTCAGCCTTCGCCTTTTGAACTGCTGCGGCTAACGTGGCTTCTTTTTGAAGAAGCGCAGTAGCCATATTTGTGCCTTGAACCCCATCTGGCAAACCATTAGCAAGAATGTCCGCCTTCCTAAGAGAGATGGTTGTACCTTTCTCACCACCTGTAATGGTTCTTCCGTCCGGATAAGTGTATGTCTCCCCTGGCATGAGGACATAGTCAGATGTCTGATACTCTGCACTACGCTGTAACTGGCGTTCTGCGGCAATGTCTTTTAAGCCATATTGTAACGCAGAAAGCTGAACCTGACGGTTATATTCATCTTTCTTTGCCTTGTCTTTGATGAGCATATCCGCGCCCTGCTCCATCGCCGTAGCAATGTTTTCAATGGCTCTAGGACTCTTGCCCGCTGCCATGGCAAAACCCATCTTGGCGAGTGCTAAACCTTTATCAAGGCCTTCATACTCAGGCACGTTCTGGGTAAACTCTTTCATCAGGCGCGCTAGAGCCTCTTGTTGAGTCTCTGGATCTGCCGCTAATGTTTCTGCCACACTCTCAGGAGTAACCGCCTCTGGCGCAACGTCCGGCATATCATCAACGCTGTTAGGCGCAGTAGGCGCAGTAGGCGCAGTAGGCGCCGTACCCAGATTGTCACCGTCATACTGACCATCAGGGCCAAGTTTGTCTTCGGGTGGGGCTGTTACAGCGGTAGGCGCCGTACCCAGATCGTCACCGTCATACTGCCCGTCAGGACCGCGTCTATCAATCGTCTTCTGAACAGCAATGGTCTGAGAGCCAGGGGCTGCCTGCATGATTTCCATTACATCGGCAGCCTCTTGATCTTGATAAAAGCCTTCCAACTTAGCCAGATCCAAGCCACTCGCACTAATCTTACCGGACAACAGAGCCTCGGCTAGTGTAGGTGGAACCTTGATCTCCCCAGCGTTAATCTGCTGCACGGTTTCGGCGGGCAAAGTAGCCTTGCCCTTTATCACTTGATCAACAAAGGCTGGGTTTAATTCATCCGAGGTAAAAGGGCTAATGATACCAGAAACAAGATCCGCGCCCCCTGCGCCAATCATATCCATGGTGTTTAGAATGCCAGTTCCAATATCTTGCATCAAAGCACCACCCTGCGTAACGGGCGGCGTTTCGGAATATGCCAAAGAACTCAGTCCACGGCTTGGCTGTGAGTAAACAGGAAATCTTGATTGTTCGCTTCGAGGAGTAGGCCTCAAAGCGCCAGCAATCCCAGACAGTGACTCAGGTGTCATCTGAATTTGCGTGCCCTTCATAAGTTGTGTCAAGGGTGCGGTAGCACCGCCTTCAATAAGATTCATTCGTGCGTTAAGCGCCGGAGAAGCACTCCGAGCCGCACTAACAGCTTGTGCATTCGTCATGTTGGAGCCACGAAGTGCGTTAGCTATTCCACTGAAACTATTTGGAGCGTTCAGGAATCTTTGGAAGATGTTTGGCTGAGTCTGCCCAACACTGCCACCTTGTTGAAAGTTTTGCACCGGAGGAATCCCCGCAGACGCGTTCAAGGCGTTACGGGCGTTACGCTTAAACATCTTGCGGTCATATACGCTCATTACGAAGAACCCCCTAGAATCCCGCCGAGGCCACTAAAAATCCCGCCCGGTGCAAAGGCTCCAGCCTGCTGAAGACCAGCAACACCCATACCGAGACCGGCTACCTGTGACAAAGTGCTAGGGGATGGAGCGGTCTTAGCAGTTATCGTACTGGTTGTGGTAGGTACGCCACGGAAGATATCGGACATAAAGCCAATGCGCTGGTATGGCTCATACTGCCGCTCTAGGCTTGTTGCACGCTGTGCTTCAAGTTCAGCCTGTTGTTGTTGCTGTTCCATGCCGCCGAGTTGTGACAGGATGCCCACATCGCGAGCTTGTGCCGCTTGTGCTGATTCACCCATCGCCGCTTGCTGTAGACCCAACTTACCAAACAGTTCGCCAGCTTGTTGTGCTCTATTCTGCGCTGACTCAAATGCCTGTGAACGCAATTGCGCCGACTGCCGTGCAAAAGCATCCGCAACATTCCGCTGCAACTCTTGTTCTGCAATAGCCTGACGCGAACCACCAAATGCACCGGCTTGCACCGCCGCTGAACCAATACGCTGGCGCTCTATGTCTGCCTGACGCTGAAGATCTGCAAGGCTCTGATCAATAACGTCTTGAGTGTACGGTGACATATACTGCTGGTAAGCACCCGGCTGAAGAGATGCCACACCCTGTCCAAGAGTCGCGGCGCCAGCTTGCATCATAGGCTGGTAAGCGCCCACACCCTGCACGCCCAGCTGGATGGCCTGTTGCTGTGCCGGAGTAAGACCAGCCACCTGATAGGCAGGGATCGTGGTCGGCTGATTCGCCATAGTCGAAGTGCTAGCAAGAAGATCCTTTAGGAAGGTTTCCTGATACTCCGGTAATACGGTAAGTTGTTCGGTGCGTACTGTTTCAGCCATTACGCCATCCTTTCAAATCTATCCATCATGGCGTACATGCGCTTGGCGCCTAGTTTAGGATCACCGTTGCCTGCACCTTTGACAGCCTTGTTGGTCATAACAAATTCTTCGTCCGAGAGCCTCGCCTCTTGAACCTTCCTACCATTCTGGTAAATACCGGCTTTGATGCTATCTGAGGTTCCAGTGCCAGGCCCCTCGATCAAACCGCCTTCTTTCAAGGTAGCAATGCCACCTGTAGCCATGGCATAGCTCTCTTCTCTCCGCGCCAAAATGGCGTCCTCCAACTCTTCTGCGGTATCATAAGATCTGCCAGTAACGGGATCAACAAACAAACCTGCAATAGGAGTTCCTTTATAATCAGGACGAGATTCAAGATCCGAGGGGCTGAACTCACCATTAATTTCTTCTGGCTCCTCTGCCAAACTAAGCAGGGACGAACCAAGGAATATATCACCACCTGTGATGCCTGTACCAAAAAGTCCGCCTTTGGCAGTCTCTTTTGCGACTTCTTTTGCAGCGGTTTCTGCGGCAGTCTGTTGCGCGGCTTGCTTCAATGCCGCTTGTTTCGCGGCCTCACTACCTGCGGCGGCTCCCGCACCAGCACCCTGAACCCCAAGTGAACTAAGACCTGAACCTGCACCGCCAGCCAGAATAGCGTTCATTACGGCGTCTTTCGCGTCCC